GCTGCTTGAGCGGTTCGATGACGCCGGCCAGATACGGCACGCCGCGCGATTGCCCGGGGCGGCGGCGGTCGAACAGGTGCAGGAAATTGCGCCGGCCGGACTGCTGGCCGAAGGCGGGCACGCGCTGCCACTTAGCCGCCGTGCGCTGCCGCGCGCCGGGGTGGGTGCTGCAGATGTAGTAGGCGACCGGGGCGCCGCTGGCAGCCAGCTCGACGCCGGCCACCAGCGTGGGCGTGTCGGCGGCATTACCCTCATTGCATATGCGGTCGGCTTCGATCAGCTGCAGCGCGAGCTTGTAGGGGCGGCCGGCGCCGGCCATGGTGGGGATGACGCCGATGTCACCGGATTCCAGTGTGCTGCGAAAGGCCAGGCCCTGCAGGCCGTAGAAATTCTGCGTGCGCGTGATGTCGCAGTCGGTGCCCTCGGCCCACAGCTTCCATTCGCGGGCCGCCGCCGCCGTCCAGGCCGCCGCCTCGGCTTCGGTCAATCCGAGGAAGTCGGCATCCGGCGTCGGCTGCAGCGCCAGCCCCGTGCCGACGACATTGGTGACGACGGTACTGATGGCGCCGCCGGCCAGCGCCGAGGTGCGCGCCAGATCGCGCGAATAGGCGCGCAGATCGACCAGGTCGGGCGAAATGTCGCCGTCGGCATCCGAGACGCCAGGGTTCCAGTTCGACAGCGCCGCCCGCCCGCGGCGCGAGCCGTGGAAATAGCCGCCGCTGGCCAGCGCCATGGCGGTGCGGTCGCGCATGCGATTAAGCGCCCAGCGCGGCGACACGGCGCTGATGGCACGCTCGATCAGGTTCGGGGTGGTCTTGGCCATAGGCGCGTTACCAGTTCGGCGCAACAGTGACCGAGCGGCCACGGCCGGAGCCAGCGGCGGACAGGGTCTTGACGCGCTTGTCCCAGGCATCGATGCCGGCCTGGATTTTTTCGAGATCGGCACGCGACAGCGACTGGCCGTCGATCTCGACGCGCTGCCCGCTCAGGACTTTGGTTTCGGCAGCCAGATAGGCCGCGAGCTGTGCTTCGGCTTGCGCCAGGGTAATTCCGGCCATTGAAGTCTCCGGTGAGATGGACCTACGTTAATCGGAGCGGCCGTGCACTTTCAGGGGCATCGTGCACTTTCGGCCTACCCGCGCCGGCTGGCCAACAGGTTGTAAAGCGTGCGCCGGCTGATGCCGTGCTTGCTGCTGGCTTCGGCGACGCGCCCGGTGCGTTGCACTTCGGCCAGCGCGGCGGCTTTTTTGGCCTCGAAATCCGAACCGCGCGCGGCGATATAGACATCCGCCCGCGCATAGTCGCGCCGCACCGGCGTTTCCAGCGCACCTATGCGAGCGATCACGGTCTCCAGCGTGGCGTCGTCGAGGCCGGCCGGCCCCAGCTCGGCGCGCACTACGTCCATGGCGCGCTGCAGGATGTCGGTGACGATGTCGGGCTCCTTTTCGGTCATGTCCGCGCCTGCAGGCGGGCCAGCATGGCGGCGCCGAGGGTGCTCGACGACGTAACGCCGGGGCCGACTTTCCGGGGTGGCGGTATGTTCTCGGGATCGAACAGATCCGCCACTAGCGGTTGTACTTTGGCTTCCAGATCGTCCCAAAACTTGGCGCCCTTCTTCGACAGCTCGAAGTAGGTCTCCAGCCAGGTCACATAAACGGTGCAGTCCCAGGTCTCGACGCGCTTCCGGATCGCGGTCCAGGTGGATTCCTCGCCTCGCACGGTGCGGCGCGTGGTGCGCGCCTCGCCGGTGAATTGCTTAAAGAATTCGTCGGACAGTTCCTGGCTGAAGTGCATGTAGCCCGGGCCCGGGCTGGCGATCTGCAGGCGGCCGTGGATCAGATCCTTGGCGTGATTGGTGCCGACCCACCACAGCACCAAGCCGTTCTTGCGCAGCCGGCCCTTCCAGTCGATGTCGACCTTGCTGGCGCCGTCGCGGATGTGCTTCTCGCGCCCGGAGCGGCCGGCGATGGCGAACACCTTGCGCCGTGCGTGGCGGGCGCAGAAGTTGTAGACGGCGTGCGTATTGTGGCCCCGGGTGTCGATCGCGGCGCCGGCGATGCGCAGGGTGCGCCCGCTGGCGTGGGTGAATTCGGTCTCGAACAGGAATTCTTCGAGGTCGTGCCAGACTTCGTCCTCGTCGGGGTTGCCGAAAAACACGCGGTAGGCGACGACCCATTTTTCGCAGCCGCGGCCGTAGCCCCAGACGACGCACTCGAGGCGATTGGGCTGGGTGTCGATGCCGGCCAGCAGCAGCACGGCGCCCATGGGCACGCGCTCGAGCTTGTAGGGTTCGGCACGGGCGCGCAGCTCGTTCTCGTCGGACTTCTCGAAATCTTCAGCCCAGTAGTCGCCGAGCGTGGTGTTCTTGAAGGCCTGCAGCTTTTCCTTCTTGCCCTCGCCGGCTTCGCGGTTGGCGGCGAGGAAGTCGCGCACGATGCCGACCCAGAACACGTTGGGGCTGTAGGCGCTCCAGACGTGGAAGGCGACATGCTCCGGTGGGCGGATGGTCTCGCCGGCGGCGTTGCGGAAGACGCCGTCGAGGTCGAGCGTGGTGCCATCCTCGGATTGGTAGCGGCCGGCATCGGTGGCGGCGACGGCGAGGTATTGCGCCTGGTCGATCAGCGCGCCGCAATGCGGGCAGAGGTGGCGGACGGTCTCGGGGTTGTCGTCGGTCCATTTGAAGCCGTGCGGCTCGTCCTTGCCGCCCCAGGTGAGCGCGTGATACTCGCCGCATTCCGGGCAGGGGATGGCCGGCTGCAGGAAGATGTCGGCCTCGCGCTCGCGCTTCTGGATGTTGGAGAAGCCGTCGAGCTTCGGCGTGGTGCCGACCACCAGCTTGGGGAAGGTGGCGCCCTCGATGCGCTTGATGGCCAGCGTGCCCGGGTCGCCTTCCTTTTCGATGTTGGCGTCGAAGGCGTCGTATTCGTCGAGGTAGGCGGTGTCGACGCTGATGCGGCGGTAGTTCTTGGCCGCCTTGCCGCCCTTGAGGTGTGCCATCGAGCCGAGGAACTTCTTGGCCTGCAGGGTGTTGTCCTTGTCGCGCTTGAGGTAGGCGGGAAACACGGTTTCCATGACCGCCACGTCGCGCAACATCGGGTCGAGTTCGGTCTTGACGAACTCGTCGCGGTCGTCGTCGGTCGGTTGCCACAGCGCCTGGTTGCGCCGCTTGTGCTGCGCGAAGTAACCGAGCGCGGCCAGCAGGATCTTGGTGTAGCCGACCCGCGCCGACTTGCGCAGATCCACCTCGCGGATGTCGTCGTTGCTGATGCAGGCCATGATCGGCCGCTGAAACCACCAGGGCGTCCATTCCTGCTCGACGTAGGACGATTCGGCCGACAGGTAGAAGTGCTCGCGCGCCCATTCGTCGAGCGACATCGGCTCCGGCACCCCGAACGCCGCCAGGCCGTGCTGCAGATGCTGCTGCAGCGCCGGCATGACGAAGCGGGTGTGCTCAGAGAGGTCCATCCGGGCCGTCCTCGATCGCCGCCGGCGGCGTGGCCGGTGTCGATACGTCTGCACTCTCATCATCGGACAGATCCGCCAGCGACATCGCCGCCACGCGGTTGCGCGCCTTGGCCACCTCGCCCGCAATCAGGCCGATGTCGTCGGCCGTCAAAAGCGGCACGCGGCGGCGAATCATGCCGGGGATCGCCTCCAGGATGCCGGCGATCTTCGACGCGGCCTTCGTCAGCACTTCCTCGATCAGCACCACCGGCGCCAGCTCGCCGCGCGTCACCGCGTTTTGCATTTCGATCCGCTCGCGCTGCGCCTTGGCGAGCGCCGCGCGCTCGCCGGCCAGATCGAGGTCGCCCACCGCCGCCCGCCCAGCCGCCTGCTCCCGCAGCCGCCGGATGTACGCCACGCGGATCTCGTTCAGCGTCGAGGTTTTCCAGTCGATACCCATCTCGCTCATCAACTGGCTCACCGCCTGCTGACTCAAGTCAAGATGCTTGGCAATCCCCTGCTGACTCAACACCTTACAACCCCCTTAGAATGCTGCCAAAACTAGAGCGCCTTCGCGCCGCTTCGACCC